TGCAGGAGATTCACGGTCTAAAGTGGCTCATTCTCCTACACAACAAAGAGCATCTGAGTTAGATAAAGCTGCAAAGTTTTATCAAGTAAAAAACCCAACAGGTACCATGGGCAGTAAGGTACATCATGAGGATAAGCACATGAATAAAAAAGAAGGTAATCAAAATACACTTTTAACACCTGAATCGGTCCAGAAATGTAACGAAACATCTGCAGGTACAATGTGTGAAGTTCATGGTATGAAAGCATGTAAAACAATGAATGAAGCTAAAAAGAAAATGTCCGCTTTAGATAAATGGCGCCAAGCTTCTTATGATAGAGAAAAAGCACACAAAGAGTTTATGAAAAGTATTGAACATTTGCCACATCAACAACAAATGCAAAAAATGATGGATAAAATTAAATCAGATAGAGCATCCGTACATAAAGAAGAAGTTCGTGGTGAATTGAAACACATCCGTAAAAAAGAAGCTAAAGTATACAATAAAGAAATTGATGGATTTAATAAAAAAGTAAAAGAAATCCATGCTGAAGAAACTATAACAGAACTATCAGCCAAAAAACTTCTTGGTTATATGATGAAAGCCGGGTCAAAAAAAGATCCAAAGAAAGATACTAAAGATAGAAGTAAAAATACTTTGAAAGCTACAGGTAAGTATTTGAAGAAGATTGATGAAGAAGAATTAAATGAGTTATCTAAAGATACTTTACAATCTTACTTTGATAAGTCTATTGAAAGAAGAAGGACTATCAGGAAACAACACAGTACAGGTCAAATGAGTGATACTGATTGGCAGAAAGAACGTTCTAAGAGGTCAAAAGGCGGAAAAACTGCTCTCAAGAAATTGTATCCAGAAGAAACTTACATGGATGCTAAGGCTGCTACACCTGCTGTCATGTCACCTGGCGAAGGCATATCTGAAAAGAAAACTACTTTACAAAGAGTTATGGCTCTCAAAAAGAAAACGGTCAAAGAAGATATGCACGACTTTGAAAAAGAAGATAAATCAGTTGCAACATATGGTAAGAAACCTAAGTTTGAAAAAGCAGAAAAAGACGAAGGTGGAGAAAAGAAACCACAGGCCGCAGCCGTTATGACTGGCGGCACAACATTGACTGGCAGTAAAAGAGATACAATTGAAATTGATCCAATGATGAGAAATCGTCCGGGACAACCAGATGTCACTAAAAAAGATGACAAAAAAGACGAAAAAGACAAAGATAAAAAGAAAGATAAATAGAATTATAACCGAGGCTAATCAAGGAGAAAAAAATGCCAGCATGGGGAAATAACGATGCCGCTAATAGTAAACCACTATTACCAGTAGAAAGACAAGTCAGAGAAGTTACGATTTTAACAACCGCTTCATCAAACGTCGCCGGTGATACTGTTATAAAAGTTACTGCAGCTGCAAACACCATCAATACTTTAGGTATTATTGGTTCTTATGTTTATTCAGTTGATGTAAACACATCATCAACAACAGCTGTTTCAAGACTTTTGGATGGCAGTATTGTTGACCAAAACGATATTGCTTTTTTAAAATCAAATAATACAGTAGCATCTGTTGACACAGCTAATAGTAAATTAACATTAACTAATGCTTTAGTGGCAACATTAAATACTGGCTCATTATTGTATTTTGCTAATACACTTGTATTTAATTCAAATGTACACTCTAACATATTTGGTGATACAATTTTAGTTACTGCTACCCGTGCTGCTAATGCTAATAATACACTTGCAAACGTAGGTAATCTAAATCAAGGTTGGAATCATATTTGGAAGAAAACAAATAATGATGGCACAATCCGTTTTATCAAAGAAACTTTAATTTGCTTAGCTAACGCTACCGCTTCAAATACAACTTCTGGTAATACAACTTCTGGCGGTCAAATCGTATCTGGTCTTTAATAATTAATACTGGCGGTTAATTCCGCCAGTTTAACCATGATTGATTATAAATGTTTGATGATTTGAACGAAGAAAATTTTTTAATATACGCAATGAAGTGTTATACAACGCCTAATTGTATTGTGTCCGAATTTGAAGGAGATATTAAAAGAACCAAATATCTAAAGCGATTATTTCGTAGATATAAGGTTACTAAGTCTCTCAAAGAAAGATTAATATTAAATCATATTATTTTATTAAATAATGTTTTTGGTCCAGAAGCTACATCAAGAATATTATTTTATAGAATAGATGAACGGGATTATGATATCCTAAAAACGTTTTTATGTTACTTAAAGATAATGCCAGAAATCATTTATGGTATTAATGGTAAGAATATATCATCTTATGATATACCAATGGATCCAAATGTCGCAGAGATATTACTAAACATATGAAAACTTTTAAACAATACATAGACGAAATGGGCGCCGGCGCTGCAGGTGGCGGAGGCTCAACAAATGTAGTTGGTGGTGTTGCGGGTATGGGAGCACAAGGTGCTAGTAGTAATCAAAGTGAACCTGGAGTTCATCCACGCAAACGAAAGAAACACAATCCAATTTTAATGAAAATGGGAACTAGAAAGGCGCCTAAGTGATAGTTGAAAAGATTAAAGATAAGTTTGGTTTAGAAGCAGAAGTAACAGAAGCAGCAAATATATTAATGTTGAGAGTACAAGGTTTAGATAATTTATCTTTAGCAAATTGGATAAAAGAAGAATTTTCGGATGTGTATGTTACAGTAAAAAATAGAAGAACTTTTGAATTTTCAGACACAGGTTGGATTAAAATAGAGAAGAATTAAAATGTTTGGTTTGAATTGGATTTTAGGATTAGTTCCAAGTTGGTTACCGTGGGCAATTATCATAACAGGTATTGCTCTTTTTTTTGTTGGCATTTTTTTACCTGTTTTTTATAAATTACCTATTAGAATACTATCAATTATTTTAATTTGTGGTGGTTTTTATATTGAGGGTAGACAAGATGTTATTAAAAATGACGAGTATAAAATTAAACAAGTTGTGGTTGAACAACAAACGATTACAAAAACTATAGTAAAGAAGTATAAAGAAAAACGTGATAAGGTGAAAAAAACAAATGAAAAAATTATTGAAACCATTACTACTAAAGATGACCATATGTGTGTGTTGCCTCAATCTTTTGTCATCTTGCACAACAGCGCCGCTAAGAATACCGTTCCCGACACCACCACAAGAATTGATGGTACCGCCTCCGGAATTGAACTCTCTACAGCCGAAAAAACAATCATAATCAATTATGGTTTATACCATCAGTTGGTTGAACAATTAAAAGCGTTACAAGAATGGGTGAAACAACAGAAAGAATTGAATCCATGAAAAAAATGATACTAGCTTGTGTATTTTTTACGTTAACTGGTTGTGCTACAATAACAGATATTGCTTTTCCGTCAAAGTATGATGTGAATGAGTATATGTTGGTGAATAAAGTAAGAACGATGGCTCAATTTGGTACTTGTGATAAATTTACCGTTAATATGATATATGCGACCTCATTAGAACTAAAAAACTATAGTCAACATTTGCCTAGAGATAAAGCATCGTATAATATGGAACAAAGTTTGTTTACAATAGTAGAAGAATTATATAAGAAAGAAAATCCAAGTTCTGTTTACTGTAAAGCAAAACTAAATATTATAGAACAAAGTGCTGAGAGAATTCAACAAGTTACCGGGAGTAAACCAAGATGAGCCAATTAGAAGAAATTGCATATTTAGCCGAACAATATAAACAACAATATGAAACTGGTCAATTATCTGGTGAAGATTACAAAGAATTGATTAACAACTTAAATATTATGGGGCATATTAATTCAGCTGCTGATGATTTAACACAAAATCAGCAAGCTTATAAAATTTTAATGGGTGCAATACAATTAGCAGGAGCAATATACTAAAATGATTACATTACAACAATTTCAATCAATAGTTGGTAACAATCCAAACGCAGAACATTGGGTCGAAGCACTAAACAAAGTTTGGCCTGATTATGAAATTAATACACCACACCGTATCGCTGCTTTTATGGGTGAATGTTGTGTTGAGTCAGGAAGATTTACTGCCGTACAAGAAAATCTAAATTATACTGCGGCTTCTTTAACCCGTGTTTGGCCAAGTAAATTTCCAGCAGGCATTGCTGAACAATATGCACACAATCCAGAAAAGATTGCTAATCGTGCTTACGGTGGTCGTATGGGTAATGGACCAGAAGAAACTGGTGATGGTTGGAAGTTCCGCGGTCGTGGTATAATCCAAATGACTGGCCATGATAACTATCAGTCATTTGCTGATTCGTTACAAATTAGTATTGATGAAGCTGCTTCATATGCAGAAACATTTGAAGGCGCTGTACAATCTGCTTGTTGGTTTTGGGAAACAAATAATCTCAACGCAATAGCCGACAAAGGCGATATTGACCACATTTCTAAAATTATCAATGGCGGAACTCACGGTTTAGATGAAAGACGCCAATATTATCAACACGCTTTACAAGTATTAGGTGCTTAAATGTCATTGGTAGATTCCGTACTAAATTTAGTTACTAAAAAAGAAAAACAACCTGTCACAGGTTCTAGGTCTGAGCGTGAAGCAAAGATTAAAGACAAAGCAGGTTTAGTAATTACTGTTTTTGCTTTATTGTTATCAGTTAATACATTCATTGGTGGTGGATTAAGTTCTACCATTATGAATAATACAATCAAAGCAAATGACCTTTGGAATTTTTATCAGGCTAAGAGTATTAAACAAACTGAATATCAATTAGCTTCAGAGCAAGTTAATGACCCAATCAAAGCAAAGAAGTGGGCTGATAAAGCCGCCTCATACGAAGAAGGTGAAGAAGGTAAACCAGCCTTATTTAATAAAGCAAAAAAATTAGAAGCTGACCGTGATTTAGCTAAGAAAAAATCACCGTGGATTGCTTATGCTTCTACTTCATATCAATTAAGTATCGTAATATTGTCAGCAAGTATCTTGGCAGTGAGTATGACTATGTTTTGGGCATCTTTTGGAGTTGCATTTATTGGATTAATTTTTATGAGCCAAGGCTTATTTTTGTGGTTCTAAACAAGGAATAAAATGTCAAAAAGTAACGATAATTGGATGCAAACACTATGGCGCCCAGCAATGGGTTGGATGTATATGCTTATCTGTCTATTAGATATGGCGATATTTCCTGTTCTATGGTCACTACTGCAAGCTATGATGCATCAACCCATCACACAATGGAATCCTTTGACCTTACAAGGTGCAGGATTGTTCCATATCGCAATGGGTGCCGTATTAGGTATTGCAGCATTTGGTAGAACACAAGAGAAGTTAGCAGGTACGTCAATGAATACAAATAACACTATGGCACCTCCAATGACACCACCTGCCCCAGCATTTAGTCCTGCACCATCATTTGCTCCGCCTCCAGTAACACCACCAACATCTTCTAAATCAGCAATACCAACAACAAGTTTTCCGCCACTATAAGGACAAAAAATGATATTAGCCCCATTTTTAATCGTTGCAGCTTTTGTTGGCATTATTGTTGTTAATGAAGCTAAAGCTGTTGAAACAAAAAAAGTTTGCCACGAAGTAAAAGGTAAACAAGTGTGTAAGACGGTAAAGATTCACAAGAAAATTGAAGATGCAACAAAGATTCCAGAAAAGAAGAAAAAATAATGGCGGATAATTTAATCAATGACGTAGGAGTGCTAAAAGGCCAAGTATCGGCCTTAACGGGTATTGCTACAAAATTGGATGTCATCATTGATAAATTGGTCGACCAACACGATAGACATATAGCAAAGGTATATACCGACATGGAAGCAAGAAGATTAGAAACTGAAGCGGACATTAAGGAAATACATGACCGTATTGATATGGTATTGGAGAAAGTTCAAACTACCGAAAAGTCTATTTTGGAAAAAATTGAAGGTTTACATGCTTGTGTCAATGCACATAACGCAAAAGAAAAGGAACAGTTGGATAAATTGTTACAATGGAAGTGGATGATTGTGGGTGGTGTTATTGCTGTTTCATGGTTGATTTCTCACGTAAAACCTGATACACTAAGCTTCTTCAAATAATTTTAAGTTTATATTATGAGTGTTTTTATTGACAGGACCTTCCTGCTTCGTGTCTCGCCTAAACTGGCAAGATTCACACAAAAGAAATCTGATTTATATAACTTCAGATGCCCTCTCTGTGGAGACTCACAGAAAAATAAAACTAAAGCCCGTGGTTTTGTATACCGCAAAAAAGATGACTACTTTTATATGTGTCATAATTGTAGCGTGTCAACCACATTTTACAATTTTCTAAAACAAATTGATGAAAGATTGTGCAGAGAATATCAATTAGAAAGGTATAAAAATGATATACGATACGCTAACACTCCTACGCCGGATTTCGCAGAAGCAAAAGAGAAACCGGTATTTCAAGAAAAAATTCAACTTGAATCAATACAATCGTTACCAGAGTCGCATTTTGCTAAGAGCTATGTTCAGCAGAGACGGATACCAGAGACCTTTTTGGCGAAATTATACTATGCGCCTGACTTTGCAGCCTTCGTACAAAATCTTGGGGTTGAAAAGGATGGCCTTCAAAAGAATGACCAGCGGCTCGTCATTCCGTTCTTTGACGAAAAGAAGAATTTGGTCGCAGTCCAAGGTCGGGCGTTAGGTGAATCTAAATTAAGATATATCACAATCAAGTTACATGATGATAACCAAAAAGTCTATGGACTCGATAGGATTGATTTGGAGAAACCGGTGTATGTCGTAGAAGGGCCAATTGATTCTATGTTCTTGGATAATGCCGTGGCTACTGCTGATTCTAACTTAGAGTCTATTGTAAATGTGTTACCTAAAGATAAAGTTGTTTTGGTATTTGATAATGAACCACGCAATAAAGAGATAGTTAAAAAAATAAATTTAGCTATTGAAAACCACTTCAATGTAGTGATTTGGCCAGAGTACATTGATTCTAAAGACATTAATGAAATGATACTCGATGGCTTTTCTCCAGATGAAATTCAAGACATTATAAGTAATAATACATTCGTTAATCTTAGAGCTAAAATGGAGTTTGTGAATTGGAAGAAAATTTAATAGCATGGGTAAAACGAATCTCCGAGAGAAAAGATGAAATTGGTGGACTCAGTATATGTCCGTTTGCCAAAAAAGCATTAGAAGATAAAAAAATATTTTGGTCAACAATTGCATATGAATGTGGAGCATATATACTAAGATATATCGAATCAACAAGTGATTTTGAATTAATTGTTTTTTATAATCTATCAAAAAATTTAACTGATGAGGATTTATTAAACCTAATATCAAAGTTGCAATCAAAACGTCCAGATTTAATTTTCCTGAAAGACCATCCAGATAATCCAGGCTTTATCAACGGATTAAATACAGGCAACGGTGAGTATCCAGTAGTATTAGTACAACCTAAGGAGAAATTACTAGAAGCAAGAAACAAGTTGTTGAAAACAAAGTATTATGACTATTGGTCAGAAGAATATAAGAATGAGATTTTGAATTACGGTAAATAATAACAATAAGGCGATTACATGGATTACTTAGGCATTAACATAGATTTAGAAAGAGACGGATTATTCGATGAACTTGGAATCAAAAGACTTAAAGAAAGCTACATGCGAGAAGATGAAACATCTCCTCAGCACAGGTTTGCATTTGTATCGAAAACATTTGGAAGTAATACTGAACATTCCCAAAGATTGTATGAATATTCTAGCAAGCATTGGCTCTCTTATAGCACTCCCATTCTTTCTTTTGGCCGCAGTAAGCGTGGTATGCCTATATCATGTTTCCTTAACTATATTGAAGATACTGCGGAGGGATTAGTTGATAACCTTTCGGAAACTAATTGGTTATCCATGTTGGGCGGTGGTGTGGGCATTGGTTTTGGTATCCGTTCTGCTGATGATAAGTCTACAGGGGTTATGCCTCATCTTAAAATATATGATGCAAGCTCTCTCGCTTATCGTCAAGGTCGTACTCGCCGTGGTTCTTATGCCGCCTATCTTGATATTTCTCATCCTGACATCATCGGTTTTCTTGAAATGCGTAAACCGACTGGTGACCAAAATCAAAGGTGTTTGAATCTACATCACGGTGTTAACATTACAAATGACTTCATGCAAATTATTGAAAATTGTATGTTAGACCCAAATGCAGATGACTCCTGGCCATTAATCGATCCAAAGTCAAAAGAGGTGAGGGAAAAGGTATCTGCTAAGATGTTATGGCAAATGATTTTGGAATTACGGATGCACACAGGAGAACCATATTTACATTTCATTGATACTAGTAATGAACATCTGCCACAATGGTTAAAAGATAAAGGCCTAAAAGTACATCAATCAAATCTTTGTTCTGAAATTATTTTACCAACAAATGAAGAACGTACAGCAGTATGTTGCTTATCATCATTAAACTTGGAGACATATGATGAATGGAAATCTGAACCATTATTTCTTAAAGACGTTGCCGAAATGCTTGATAATGTCCTCAATTACTTCATTGCTAATGCTCCTTCTAGTATTGCTCGTGCAAAGTATAGTGCAGAAAGAGAACGTTCTATTGGTATCGGTGCTCTTGGGTTCCATGCTTATCTACAACGTAATGGTATTGCTTTTGAAGGTGTCATGGCTAAAGTAGCAAATAACAAAATATTCAAATCAATTAGGAAAGGATTAGATGAAGCAAATATTCAATTGGGAATGGAACGTGGTGAAGCTCCTGATGCAATTGGTACTGGTCGTAGGTTTAGTCATCTTATGGCTATTGCTCCCAATGCTTCTTCTTCCATTATCATGGGCAATACTTCTCCTAGTATTGAACCTTATCGTGCCAACGCTTATAGGCAAGATACTCTTTCGGGTTCTTTCTTGAATAAGAATCGTTGGTTAGATGAGTTAATTATTGAAGTATCAAATGATAAACCAGAAGATTGGTACAATGAAGTTTGGTCATCTATTATTGCTAATGATGGTTCAGTTCAACATTTAGATTGGATGTCAGAGAATGATAAGGAAGTATTCAAAACATCGATGGAGATTGACCAACGCTGGGTTATTGAGTTGGCTGCAGATAGACAACAATATATTGACCAAGCACAATCATTGAATTTGTTTTTTAGACCAGATGCGAATATTAAGTATGTTCATGCTATACATTATATGGCATGGAAAAAAGGCCTTAAAACTTTATATTATTGCCGTTCAGAAAAGATTGGTAAAGCTGATAAAGTTTCTAAGAGAATAGAACGACAAGTTATCAAAGAACTAGATATGACACAAGTAGCTCAAGGTAACGACTGTATTGCTTGCGAAGGATAAGAATGATTAAGAAAACAGATTTAGACATTACATCAGAAAGAACATATTTTAAGCCTTTCAACTATCCATGGGCATATGATGCTTGGTTAAAACATGAACAGTCACATTGGTTGCATACTGAAGTTCCTATGGCTGAAGATGTAAAAGATTGGAAGAAAAAATTAACTGATAGTGAAAAACAATTCTTAACACACATTTTTAGATTTTTTACACAAGGTGATATTGATGTAGCGGGTGGTTACGTTAAAAATTATTTGCCTTACTTTAGTCAACCAGAAATTCGTATGATGTTAATGGGATTTGCTGCTCGTGAAGCATTACATGTTGCTGCTTATTCACACCTGATTGAAACTTTAGGTTTACCAGAGACAACATATTCTGAATTTATGGAATATGCCGAGATGAAAGAAAAACATGATTACATTTTAGATATCTCAGCAAAAAATACTACAAAAGAAAATACAGCTACACATATTGCTGTGTTCTCAGCCTTTACAGAAGGCATGCAGTTGTTTTCGTCATTCATCATGTTGTTGAATTTCCCACGCCATGGTAAGATGAAAGGTATGGGACAAATTGTAACATGGTCAATCGTAGATGAAACACAACATGCTGAAAATATGATTAAATTGTTCAGAACATATATAGAAGAAAATCGTGAAATCTGGAATGATGACTTGAAATCCAGAATTTATATTATCGCTGAAAAGATGGTAGAATTAGAAGATAAATTTATTGACCTTGCTTTTGAAATGGGTGCAATGGAAGATTTAACTTCAGAAGATGTTAAGAAGTATATTCGTTATATAGCAGACAGACGTTTGATTTCTTTAGGACTCAAAGGTGTGTTCAAAGTGAAAAAGAATCCTTTGCCATGGGTTGAGGAAATGATTAATGCACCAACTCACACTAACTTCTTTGAGAACAGAGCAACCGATTATGCTAAAGGTTCTTTGACAGGAAATTGGGGTGATATTTGGGCTCACTAAGGAATAAAAATGACTCAGAAACAATTAGCAGCTGAATGTGAAAGTTGTGAATCGTCTTATAGTATTGCGTTTGTAGAAGAATTTGTATCACAAGAATTACCAGAACATTGTCCATTTTGTGGCGAAATCATCCAAGAGTTGGAAGAAGAATATATAGAGGATGACGATGACACTTTGGACGATGAGGAATGGGAATAACTTGGCAATACAATGATAAAGATTTTACGGAAGACTTGATTGGTGATAATTATGGGTTCGTGTATCAGATAACCAATCTTACAAATGGTAAGAAGTACATAGGCAAGAAATTTTTTTATTCTGCCAAAACCAAACAAGTCAAAGGTAAAAAGAAGAAGTATAAAGCACCGAGTGATTGGCAAACTTACTATGGAAGTAGTGACAGTTTAACTAAAGATGTGTTACAATTAGGACACGATAATTTTAAGCGTGAAATACTACATCTTTGCCATTCTAAAGGAGAATGTGGTTATCTTGAAGCTAAAGAACAATTTATTAAAGGCGCTTTGGAGTCGGATGACTATTATAATACTTGGATAATGGTACGAGTGAGAAAATCACACATACAAGGACTATTATGCT